CACTGGTGGCCTGGAAGGAATCCGAAGGGCGGTAGTCAACTTCTGCCCAACCTCCGTCAGCTCCACTTGATCCGCGTGGGAAATGGTATCCCCAGCTGAACATTTCACCGTTGTCGTACATCACATGGAACTGTACGGCCCAACTGCTGTACTGGACGATGTCAACTTCAACAATTCCCTGACCAAATCGTGGTAGAAGGTTTGTGATTTCAAAACCAATCACCAAAGCATCAACGTTGTAGTCGCTTGAACGAGCATTACCTGAGTTTGGAATCATCGCGTACTGACCGCGATACGAAGTTGACTCAGCCGAGAATCCGACGATAGCCCATCTGTCCGTTGTCCCGGTGAATGTTCCTGTACCGGAATCATATGTTCTTGCACGAGCAAGCAATCCAGTGTAACCGTTTGAGCTTGCGCCGTCGCCGCCACCATATGGATAGAAGTCGTAGATGTTGCCTTGCATTCCCGCTGGAAGCTGGGTCATCAAAACAGGAGCTGTTCTCTGGTTGGTTGTTGCGTCACCAATCTGTCCGAACTGGTTGTTACCCCACGCGTACAGGTTTCTGTTGTCGGTAAGACCGTAAACCGTTGATCTTTGGTGACCAGCAGCTTTCATTCTAATCCATGTTCTTCCAGATGGACGTGTTGCCTGTGCCCAAGTCAGAACTGAGCCAGTAGGTGCCACGTTGCTATTTCCGTCTTGGCCGTCAGTTGTGAGACCGGCAGTGTAGATGTGGTTATTTGTTCCACCGAACAAAATGTTTGTTGTGCAACGGTATACGGTTCCAGTGTCTGTCGAGCCGGCGTGTTGAAGCGAAATATCTACAGGGATTCTCGAGTTGGATGCAAGGGTTGCTTCCAATGAGAGAAGACGAGTAGGAGCATTTCTTTGTGTCTGGTCGCCGAGACCCAATGTTCCACGGCCGTTGTAACCCCAACCATATAGTTCGTTTTGATCGTTTGCTGCGTAGCAAGTGCCGTCCTGAATATTTGGTGACATAGCCCACCATGTAACCTTGGAGCGAACCGGGCTGAACGAAGTAGTGTCGTTCAGTGATGTTCCGCCACCAGTAATAATTCTCTGCATGTTTGTATCGCCAACCAAAATTGGAAGAGTGTAGCTGTTGGTTGTGTTGCTGCCGAGCGTTCCGTAGTCGCCGCGACCCCACATCCACAACTCTTGTTCGCGTGTAAGAACACCCCAAGCTTGGCCTGTGGCAGTGTCAAAGTTGTTGCGATCAATCCAGTGCTGAAGATCAACACAGGTTCTACCCTGCTCGTAATCAAAGAACGGGTGTGCTTTAAAGAAGTGGTAGTAGTTATCGGTGAAGAACATGTTTGTGTTCGTTCCGCTTTGGAACAAACGGCCGTGATTTGTTACTAAGGAGAAGCTTTCTCCTGTTCGTGTTCCATACAAAATCACTTCATCTGGGCGAAGTGGATCAAGGAATTGAGCGTACTGCATGTCACGCAAACGCCAGTTTGCTTCGTTGAGAGAGTATGAAGCCGTTGTTACCCAGTCACCCCAGTGATTGATTGGAAGGTTTCCAGCGCTGTGGTAACCGCCAACACGCACTGACCGTCTGTCGGCTTGGATGTAAAATCCAGTGCCGTCCAAGTCTGAGGTTAGGCATAGTCCTGATCAAGCCATCTTGGCTTCACACATGCAGTGCCGTCGGGATAGTTGAAGTCTGTGATTTTTGTAAGACCAAAGTTTTGGAAACGCGAGTTTGTCGCAGGTGTAAAACGAACATCAGCTCGTGGGCTGACAGTAATTGTTCCCGTCATCGCGGTTGGATGGTTCTGACATACATAGTGGTAAACGCCAGCTGTTTGCGGAACGAATTCAATTGTTCCAACATCGTCACCATTGTTAACCACACCAGCAGGGGCAACATGTGAACCAAGGGTCCAAGTTGCACCAGGGATAGTCGAGATATAGAAAGGATGACCGGCGGCATTGATCGTTATTACGATTCTGTCACCAACACGAACACTCAGAGCCGGATCGCTTACTGTTCCAGTAAGGTCAGTTCCGGTAAATGTGTAGGAGCTGGTACCACTGTTTGCAACTGTGTATGCAACCGTTCCGCCGTTACGAACAAAACGAGAAACCTGAACAGAATTGTTCGTGTTTCCTTCGCGGGCTAAAGAAGTTTCAAACGTAACAAGATTTTTTTCTACGCCTTCTTCATCTGATACTGCAAAGCTTTGTGAAATACCTGTCGTGTAACCAGTGTTTGGGTTTGTAACACCGGAAGCAATTCGTGTTTGCAGCGATTGTGTGGCTGTTCCACCGGTATATGTTTTGTTCGCACCTTGGGCTGAAGTCGTGAGATAGTTAACAGCGACACGACTGCCATAAAGTGTCTTGTTGGTTGCTCCAGAAGTCAACTTCATTGAGTCTGCATCGCGGTAGAGAACACCCTGAGATGTATCTCCAAGCGCACCATTAGCCACCAAAACAGCAGTATCAGCATCAAGAGTCATCAAGACCCACGGCGAGCCCGATGGGGTTACCGATGTATCGCTTTGCGGTAGAAAACCAGTGGTCGTTGCCGTCGCCGAGTACAGAGCTTTCCGGTACGAGACAACATCACCTGAAACATAGGTCGCAGAAGACGACCATTCACCTTTATAGTTTGGTCTCAGTTTTGTGATATCAAGGATGGCCATTGCATCTCCTACTTGAATTTATAGTTCTTGTTGATTACTGGTAACGCATTTCCATCGGATAGTGGTTGTACGCAGGAAGCGTGTAACCAGTCGAAACACCGTATGTAGATGTGTTGTTCTGGTATCCAGAGATGAAACTGCGTCCATCCTTGAAGATCCACTGAACCGTAAACCATGCGTTAGTCGAACCAGACTCACCGTGTCTAAACACAATGTCCACTAGGCCCTGACCAAAGTTTGGAAGACCGAATGTCATTTCGCGACAAGGAAGGTTAATGGCAAATTGTTGGTCTACACGGCGATCTGAACCAAAAGTGCAACCAACTCCGCCACCCCAGTAGCCGGCGAACGCATAGCGATCCTGACCAGTTACTGAGTCATAAGCCTTGAAGAACGTATAGAAGTTACCTGACGTCTGATCATCGGCTGCTCCGTGCGAATTCGCAAACGACCATACATAACGCATGTTGCCTTGGAAGCCAGTCGGAAGACCAGTAACTTCAACTGGCTGTGCACGATGTGCTGTGTCGTTGATAAATCCGAGTTGTTGGTTCCTGTTGTCACCCCACGCATACAAGTGGCCGCTTGTTGTGATTCCGTAAACGGAAGACCAAGCCGCACCGTTGGTAAAGTGAATCTGACCCCATGTTCTTGTATCTGGGCAAACAACTTCAATCCAGGTAACTTGTGTCTGTGCAGTGGTTACGCCACCGATACCAAGGTCACCTCTTTGACCTCGACCACAAACATAAAGTCTTCCAGCGTTTGTTAAAACAGCTGTCATCGAGTTGTACTGGGTTACGCTTCCGTCCCATGGCATGAAAATTTGGCGAATCGTGTCCCCAGCAACAGTGTTCTGCATGATCGTCTCAAGCTCAGTGAGACGAGTCGGAATGTTCAACTGTGTAGCGTTGTTGCGGCCAAGACCGTTGGAGAATGGATTACCCCAACCCCAAACCTGACCGTTGTCCAACCAAGCAATTGCAATCGAGTCAATACCCTCTGGTTTTTGTCTCCATTGGAGACCAACAACTTGTGCCGTAGTACCCCACTGAGTCTGACCAATGTTCACCCAGGTCGTGGCGTTTACAGTGTCGTTTTTGCCGAGAATTCCATCAACGTTGTAACCGGAACCAAACAAACGACCATCAAGTGTTCTTACAATGACAGTGGCGGATGGGTTGTTTTGGTACATGTTGTTTGAATGGCGGAAGTAAACACCAGTTGCACGACGGCCAGTTGACGGACCGAAGTAGGCTGATTTCTTAAAGATTGAGCTTCTTGTGGTGGTGCCTTCACCCCATTCACCTGATGCATTAAGGCCAGCCCAGTAGAGGTTTCCTTTTGTCGTTACGATAACTGCACCATATGCCCATGCTGAGACATAGCAAAAGAATTCATCTGAGTCAAGCGCAGTGTCAAACTGGCAGTAGTTGAAAACTACTGAGTAACGAGTACCTGGATATGTGATCGTTGACATCTGATCGTCGTAATGGTTATTGCCCATTGATCCGCCGTAGTTAAAGCCAGAAACTTTGACAGCTTTGCGATCTGGAGTGATGTAATAGAAATTACGATTACCACTTCCCGCTGCGCCTTCGGCCTGGATATCAAAAGCAACATGCGACAAATAACGGTTGAATTGTTCGCCCGGGTACCAAACAGTTGTTCCGTCTGTTACGGCAGATGTTCCGACATAAGGAGTTGTGTTCGGACGACCTGAACGTGGCTTCCACGTTGGCAATGTGCTCTTGCCTGTACTAGTAAGTACGAGGCCAGGTTCACCGTATGTAACACCTGTTACACCAGATGCTCCACGAACGAGAACTTGATTGTTTGAAGCGGCGGCGTTTGCCGATGTTCCGACAACATCAAATGATGCGGCGTCGGCATCAAAGGCACCTGCTGATTCATAGGTCTTATCGGCTTTGCATACATAGACGATGTTTCCGTTGTAGCCGACATCAAGAGCTTTGAACGCCGCGATTGAAGCGAAGTTACCAACCCAGTTGAAACGGACTTTGCCGAGGTTTACTGTTGCCATTTTGTTTTATCTCCTATGCCAGTTGCAATATGCCTGATGATGTAACCGATGGTGCCATCGTTGCTGGCAGCAATGCGTGCTCAACAAATGTACCACAGTCGTAAACTGCGGCATCTGTACCCACATTTGCGGTCATTTCACCAGTCGAATAATTGATTGAGAAACCCAAGAATACTGGGCCTACCTCATGTACACCTGTCGATGTCTTGAATGTGAGGTTCTTTGTGGCCGTGCTATAGCTGGCTTGGCCAACTGTTGACGAGCTGAGAGCTGTCGCTGCGGCTGTTGTATTTGCCGCCGAGTTAGTGAGAACAGCACCCAGAACGCTCCCGGTTGCAAGATTTGTGTACTTAAGACCAGTTGCGGTAGATGAATCAGCCTGCACAAAGGTGTCGTTGGCACCAACAGTGAGCGATGCAACCGAATCAGCTGCATCTCCTACGATCAAGTCACCCTTGGCGTTGGAAATGCTTTCTGCGATGACATTAGAGCCATTGACTTGGATTGATGTGTCGGCACTGATCGTGGTTGCGTCAAGGTTGTCTACCTCGATGCTGTCAAGGACTGCATCAGAAAAATCAACCGTCTGTGTCGGCTTGGAATCAAGGTCCTTGAATAACTTCCAGTGACCGTCCGAAGCGTCTTTAGCAAGACCAGAATACTTGGCTCGTGCTGAAACTGTTGCAGTTCCTGACGTCCCTGTTTCGGCGAAGTCAGCTGTTTCTACAGCAAATTCAAATGTTGTTTCAGTTGTTGCAGTGATCAGGCGCTGGCCGTTCAGTGCTGCAAGAGAACCAGCGATCGTAACAAAGTCTCCAACTTGGAAGTTGTGGGCTGCTGTCGTTGTCATTGTCGCAACGTTTGTATCAACCTCACGTAAAGATAAAGTTCTTACGATCGGTTCCGAAAGTGCAATTGCTGCTTCACCAACGAATGCAAAGTCAATAACGTTTGATGGGTTTGGTGACGCAACAAAGATCATTGGGTCGCTGACAGCAAGATTGTTGGTTTCAAAGGTTGTTCCTGATCCAGCAACCGTGATCTGACCCGCGATGTTTACGTTTCCAACAATGTCGGTATTTCCTGCAACATTCAAGTTGCCTTGAATACCCACGCCACCGACGACCGTCAACGCACCAGTAGATGCGTCTGTTGACTCTGTATCGATTTCGATATGCACGTTTTCAAATGGCGTAATAACCATTTGGATCGAGTTGTCGCTCAATCCACCAGCACCAAAGACAATTTTGTTTTCTGAACCGTTTGAGCCAGTTGCAAGCACCAAGTTTCCAGCACCGGCAGTTCCAGCTGGAGCCTCCATAAAAATGTAGCCGTCATGGCCGCCGGTGATTGTGAAGTCTGGGTCGTCAAAGTTGGCCGACGTGATACCCATGTCAATCCAACCAGATGTATCGCTACCGACATCCGCATAAGCAAGGAAGTCGGTTGACGAGTTTCCGTCAGTTCCGATGTTTCGGAACGCAATCTGGGCAAAGTCGTCTGTGTCAGCTTGGAATACTGCAATTGGGAAAGTTAGTGTGTCGGCGAATGTATTTGCGCCATCACCAACCGCAATGAAGTCAAGACCGCTAAGGTCAAAGTTTCCTTCAACGTTCAAGTCTCCCTGAATGTTTAGGTCTCCTTGGATACCAACGCCACCAGAGACGGTGAGCGCACCAGTTGAGGAGCTTGTTGACTCTGTATCAATTTCAATATGAACACGCTCATCCGGGATGATTGTCATCTGCTCCGTGCCGGAGGAAAAACCGCCAGCAGCAAAAACAATTGCGTTATCGGTTCCCTTGTCACCAGTAGCGAAAACAAGATTTCCTGTGCCATCGTTTGAAGCGGCATCTACTTCTGCTTCATAAAAAATGTAAGCAGTATTAGGTCCTGTCAGAGTAAACGCTGGGTCACCAAACTCGGCTCCCGTAACACCCATACCAACCCAACCAGCGGAATCTGTTCCGGCCGAAGAGTAAGCAATAATGTCAGTTGACGATGTTGGATCATTGTGGCGGAACGCAATTTGTGCGAACGATTCTTTGTCTGTCTGGCCGTCGTCGAATTGAACGACTAGAGCTGGGCTTGTAAGTCCACCATTTGCCGAAACAAAATCAAAAGCACCTGGACCCATTGTCTGGGTTTCGCCCTCAAGGTTGACTTCATCCGTCCAGCGAGGATCGGTCCCATCTGTCGTGAGAATTTTATAATCGTTAGTATTTTGCGCAGGCAGATAGTCAGCGCCTTGCGAATAAACATCCCAGTAAGCGAGATCGCCAGCGAATGTTGCGCCAGCAGTGTGATCGGCAGTTGCAATGTATGTTGTTACACCATCAAATGCAAGATCTCCGATGAGGTATACCTGAGCAGTTGCCCATGTTCCTCTCCAGCGTGTACCAGCAGTGAAAATTTCAACATCACCATCATCAATCGAGTCCACAAAATCTGCTGGCGCTTCGTGGCGAAGTTTTACGATGTATGTCTGGCCACCATGACGAACAAGGTCATCAATTTCGTACTCGGTTCCAGTTACCCAGTTGCCACGGTAAGAGAGACCTACGTTCTGTAGTACCCATGGATTTGTAGCTGGTGCGGTGTATGTATCATCTGGTCGGTCCCCAGCAGAAACATGTTCAAGGGCACGGTATGTGCGGCTTCCAATTGTTACGAGGTCGTTAAGGAAGTATTCTTCTGTTTCGTCGTATTCTCCACGAGGATTTGTTCCTGGAGCAAAAAGATCCCAGTCGGCTGCCGTCGCTGCGTCACCAGGGAGATCTCCTGTTGTGTCTCTTTTAGCAATGAAAAGGTTTCCACCATTGCGAACGACATCGCCTTCTTGGTAAGCAGTGGTTGAAGACCACTCACCTTCCCAGCTAAAACCTTCAAGAAACTTTTCCCACTTTGTTGCGTCATCGTCTGGTTGAACGCCAATTGAGTGATCAATTGCGTTGTACAGAAGACCACCGTAGTTTACGATGTCTCCAACGATGTAGGTAGCGGTTACATCCCACGGGCCACGGAAGTTGAAACCCTCGAGCATGAGCGACCAGTGTGTTGTCGTGGTCGGAAGAATCGCTGCAGCATTTGTCGCGTTCTTGTAGACATAGAGGTTACCGCCATAGCGAACGACATCGTTAACTTTGTGTACGGTCGTATTACTATAAGCACCAAGGAACTGTAGACGAATTCTACCAAGATCTATCAACTGCGGCATTACGCAACCTCCATAATAAGATTAGACGATGTGGCTGTTTCCCACGTGAAATCTAGGTACTTTTTAGAAGATAACCACGACTGATAGTCGTCAACCGATATGTCATCGGCGGATGGGAGTGTGATTATTTCGTCTCTTTCAATTACTTCAAAGTAAGCCACCCCGGTGGATGGGTCGTACCTAAGACCATAGAAAACACGACCATAAATCTCTGACAGAGTTTCTGGTTCGACGATAATTGGGTCATTAATAGGGTCAACCATTATGAACCTTCAACTATTTTGTCTGTTTTCAAACCGACGCAAGCAAAAGAAATCACCGGATGGGAAGATTTAACATACAAAGCATGATCGTCAGCAAGAGTCAACTTTTTTGTTTCAAAAACAGAATTTCCAGCCACATTCAGATCTTTCGCAAAGTACATAAATTCGTCATCGGTGTCGCCTACAGCTTTTGCATAAACAGAAACTGTTGCGTCACCCATTGCTTTGTTTGTGCATGTAACTGAAACAAAGTAGTCATAAGCGGCGCTTTCGGCGAGAATTTGCGTCTCTACCCCGCCGGCTGGCGTAACATTTCCAAAATATTCAACAGCCATTAATTGCTACCCATCATCCATGAGGACACCATTGCTATTGTCCCCTCGTCGCCGCCGCCGCCGCCACCGCCGCCGCCGGATGGAGCCCTAGCAACAAACTTTTGCTGTGCTGCCAGGTATGTTAGAACCATTAAGTTTGTAGCTCCTGATGGGTCTATTGCAACACCGTTGATTGTGGCTATGCCATCAACGGTTGCGTCCCCGGAAACTTCAAGGTCAGTAAGGATTCTTTGCTTGGCCATTTTTTAACCTGTGATTACCACTCTGAATGATCCTGTTGCAGGAGCATTTGTAAAAGAAACCGTAACTGTGTTGACGTTGGTACGAACCACATCAGCAAAAACTGTATCAAATGTGGCGATGTCGTAAATTTGTACATTCACATCACGAGTATTGAAGTTGTGCGTAATTGGGTAAGCAGTCAAAATTCCATCACCAATTGTTTGAGCTGAAACTCGTGAAACAACTGGTGTTATGGTCGTGAATGTCCCAGCAGTAAAACCGAGATTTGTTCTTGCATCAGAAGCGTTTGAAGCACCAGTGCCACCATCGGCAACAGCGATATCTGTTCCATTCCAAATACCTGTTGTGATTGTGCCAAGGGTAGTGATGCTTGACTGACCAGCATATGTTGAAGCGATATCCACAGAACCAGTTGTTACGCTTATTCTGTCTGATGTGCCAACAACATCAATTGTGTTGCCGGCTTTTGTTAAACCATTACCTGCAATACTCTGGCCAGCTGAAGAAAATTGTGTGAACTCAAGCGAGGTTGTTCCAAGAGTGATCGGTCTATTTGTTGTAAGAACCCAACCAGAATCACTCCACTCGGTTCCTTCTTCGACAAACACGAACATTCCAGGTCCGACATTTGCATCACTGTTTGCGTCTGTCGAACGAACCCATCCACCAGTTGCTTTAGCCAGGTAAATTCCGTTTTGTGATTGAGTGTTTTGATTTCTAACAAGAATTCTGTCGTTCTCAACAGTTTGAATTCCATCCAACACTGGCAATCCAGCCAATGTAGAAATGTTTGAGGTAGTTGTAACTCTTACAGACTCTTTTACATCAAGACCAGATCTGGCGGCGTCAACATAGTTTTTTGTTGCTGCGTCCTGTGGGTCCTGCGGTTCAGATAGTCCAGTTATGCGATTGCTATTAAAACTAACATTCGCGGTAGGCGAAGCCATTTGGTCAAGCCTGTTGGCACGAACTCTTAGGTCGGTGAAATAAAGGTTGGTACCTTCAGCGAGATCTCCAGTGTCGTGATTGGACAGAGTTGAAACCTGACCTGTCACATTGCCGGTTACATCTCCGGTGACATTTCCTGTCAAATTAGCCGTTATGGTCCCTGCGGAAAAATCTCCAGAATTGTTTCTTTTTACGATTTTTCCAGTTACATTCGCCGCTGTCGAATCATCAAGAATCGCCTTGTCGGCTGAAGACATGAGTCCATCCACCGAGCTTGTTGCGTTGGCGATTGATAGAGAAATACTGCCGTTTGATTCTGATGTGGTAAGCGAGGTAGTGCTGGAGCTTATTCCACGAACTAATTTGCGCCATTCCCCGGAAGTTTCACCCGTCGCAATGTAGTAATACTTAAGGGTGCCCTCTGTTGTGTTGTAGTAAACACGACCATTAAAGTTGTCGCTTGCAGGGTTGGTCGCAAGAGACTCAAAACGACCACTTAGTATTTGATTTTGATTTAGATCTAGATTGGTTACGAACTTTGTAGCCATGCCACTTCCTTACGTAAGATAGGCGTAACCGGCGAACGCCGAAGTAAAGTTTACACGAATTTGCAAGTCAGAAACGTAAGTTACTTCACCTATAACCATTGTTCCCGCACTATCAACTACGACGATTGATGGTTTCCCACCCAATCCGTGTTCAATTATCCATTCCGCCGAAGGGGATGATTGAATGTGTTCATACCTGGTAACTATTGCACCAGCAGTATAAAAAGGTGCAGGCCAACCCTCTTCGGATTTTGGGCCGAAGTATCGCTGGGTGTTGAGATCAATATAAAAATCCCCGACTCTGCCTATGTCTTCATCGGGTTCTCCGTTACCAGAAAACCAGCCACGACCCCTAGCTCCGTATGGGCTATGGAGTTGAACGATTACCTTGTTCGGCTCTACGGATACATAATTAGCCGTCATCTTGTCACCTCGTGGTCAAACTTGAACTCACCTTTAAGCAACCGTGAGACATATCCATCCTCGTTAATTATCTCAATGTCGTACACACCGCCACTTGTAAGCGCTGCCGTTTGTCCACTGGTCATTAAAATTTGCAAATTGTTAAAATCCGTTCCTGGGAATGGCTCAACTGAGTCTGGATTAATGATCAATCCACCGTTCTCGGTAGTTAACTGAGCCAAAAAGGTAGAACTTTCAAGGGTTCTTCTCACCTGCATTCTCGCCGTATGACCTCGAAGATCAAATGGTTCATGTGTTCCGCCTGTTGGGTCAGTAGCGAGATCTGGCTGTTGAACCTGGACGAGGAGATTCAAAACAGCACCCTGTTGACAAATGATGTTGTAAACCCCGGCGATCATCAGTGGGCGCTCCTAGCTACTTCTGTTAGTTTACATTGTAGGTTAGAACGCCCACTAATAGGGCGTAGTCTTACAAAACCGAAGCTGAATCTTTGTTTGTTCCGACCTTCTTGAGACCCAAAGCTGCGGCGACTGTCAAAGCAAGAGCAGTGACTCCAACCTTCAGGTTGTCAGAGCTAACAAGGGAATCAAAATCCATTCCGTTTGCTGCGGCTGCACCAAGCCAGGCTGTCAAAAACGCCATTCCTGCTCGCTCCGCTGTGTCTTTAATGAATTTTACTGACATGATTTTCTCCTATTTAATTTGGGAATTTGCACTCACCTGTGACAATCATTTCTTCTGCCGATTTGAGCATGCCCATGGCAAGCCATGGTGTGATGTTTGATGAAACAGTCAAACTTAAATCTGTACCATCATCGCTAACAACTTCGGCGATCATTACAAAATTTGTAATAACCGTTGACGGAAGTATCTCTCGAACCATTTGCTCAAAAACTTCTTGCATATGTTCGTCATGCTCTTCGGCCATGAAAGCCTCCAGTTTAAAAAGTATACCCCAACGGCTACACCACAGCCGCAATATTGTGATTAACCAACACCCCTAGGGGTTTTGCATAACTTACAGCTTGAAGAACGAGGCTTGACTGAGTACCAACCGATTCTTCATCAGCTCCAAAAGTTTGATCCCAGGGAGATTCAATATTTATTACCCAAGGTTCTGTGTCCCAGTCAAAACTTACTGAAAGTTCTTTATCACCAATCAACATCTGTTTCGCAGCTTCAATGACAGCATTCATTGTTCCAGCATTTGCGCCATAATATCCAAATTGGATTTGCCATCTTAACAAGTCAAGCTGAATATTTCTAGTGATTGTTGGTGGGGTTATGCTCGTGATTGTTGTTAGTAGCAATCTTGTTTCTTCATCTAGATTTGATTCATCAAGAATAAAAGGTTCAGGCAAGTAGTCTTCTGCTGATTCAAAACGCGTAACAGGACTCGTAAATACAAACGCAGAAAGATAAAGTAACACGGGGTAAGTTGCTTGGCTTGGGTCTGAAAAACGACTAATCGTCAAAGGGTTTAATGCGTTGAAGCCATCTTCAATATCAACATAGTGATATGCAAAAGCATACTCGATTGCTTTATCAACATACGTAGACCCAATATCAATAAGTCTTGCCAACTGCACATTCGGTGTTGATTCAAGCTCAAGGTCTTGTTGAACCAACCAAAACGGTAAATTTTGCATAATTGGAATAATGGATGAATTTTTCAAAAACATGTCGTAATTTGGCGCAATAAAAGGAGATGTAAAATAAAAAATTTCGGTATCGTCGGCGGGTTCAAATGATATAGATATATTCAGTGTTGGGGTGTTTACCGACACCGGCACCACAATGGGGTTGGTGCGTATAATGCTCCACTCGACAGTAGAAACCACTGGTTCAGCAATGCTCGAAGTTGCAAATACGCTATTTGTTGCATCAATGGGAAAGGTTTGGTCAACTTCATTTATTCCGAGGTTTGTTTCCGAAATCAGCACGGAAACAGAACCACCAGAAACCATTCGTACGGCAAAAGTTAATACAATCTCTGTGTTTTCATCAGTTTCAAATAGGTTTAACCCATTTAGCTCTAAAAAATTTGGCTGGTCAGGGTCAATGATGGACATTTCAAACTGTTTATATCCGTTGGGCCTAAAGGTTGAAGTGCTGGGAGTTGCTACATTTATATTTGTCGTAACCCAGGTATCGGCTTGATTTACTGATGTCAGTTTGTATTGAGTTTCACTGAACCTATTAATTGTTCTAGCCATATTGATCGCCTACGCAACCGTTGCAGTCACCGAGACACGCGGCAGCAAGCCGGCAAATATTGGTGCATATCCAATGAGTTGCGAACCATCAAGATCTTGCTCAACCAAAAGCTGATTTCCGTATTCGGAGTTCGGATAGGTCGGTATTGATCCAGTTACCGAATAAACATAGTTCACCCCAGGGACTTTGCTGGCCTCCACCACGACATCAAAAACACGAACAACCGTGTCCCAGTTGAGCCAATTGTCTGGAGAAATAGCAGTTTCTATTGTTTCAACAACAGCCGTAGCAACATCGTCCGCAACGAATGTTGGGTCAACGGCAATTGCGATAGCTAGATCCAAATCGTAAGTCCAAACATCAAAAATGCTAAAAGAAAGACCAGCTGTTATGCGCTCATTGACATCATCGTAAATCGTGTCTTTTAGATCCTGGCTTAAACTTTGGCCGTCTGAACCACAAAGGAAAATAACAAAATGGCCTGGTGACGGATTATTTGGCAAGTAAAAAAGTTCTAGCTTGGAAAGATTAATAACATCAGCAGGCCCGCCCGAACCGGTGATGTTCAATGTGTCCGAAAACAGAACATTGTTACCAGAAATCGTTGATGTGTATGTCCCCGATTTGATATTCGGGCTTGCCGACCCAAAATAATCCGGGGCGATAACTCTAAAAATTGTGTCGGCTGATGAATCAGAAACAAACGCTGAACCTGTTGAGACAGTCACATCGTTGTTAATCCGGGAAACATTTGATGTCGTCGCATCAAAAAGAATTCCTTTTGCAAGATCGTAAACACGGCATCTTTTTACATCAAGATATCTAGTCAATATGTAGTTCTCTACTTGTGAACCTGTTGAAAGAACCCTAGACAAAGATTGAAGATATGTTGTCCCTCTGTTTAGGTATTCGTCACTTGTTTCGCTTTGTTGACCTTGAATCAAAGATGTTGTTGATTCACATGTCAAAATTGTTGAGCTTGGTTCCGCTATTAAAAGTTGTGAACCAATTGCGATAATTGGTAATGTGCCAGAAATTGTCGATGTTAACTGAGCCGTCACAGTAAAGGAATCTTCGTCAGCCGTAACCGACTCGTCAACAGTAAAAGGATACTGCTCCACTACACCTGCATCTTCTGATTCAAAAACGACAACTGTCCCGGCAAGAACAGTTCCACCCTCTACTGAAAGTTCAAAAATTGCTGATATGGTTCCAAATGTTGCTTCAAGTTTTTCAAGTCCGTGAAGGCGCAGAATTCCTTCCATTATCCCGTCTGGTAATCGGTTAATTGCGCCAATTGTTTGCGAACCGACGTATGAAAATGATTGCAATAGTGCGTCTTCAAGTGTTCCAGGGCGTGGATTAAACTCAGGCAAAACATTTCGAGCATAGTCAACTGCTTCTGTGTAGATTTCAGAAGCATCTTTGTCGTCAAGCGTCAAATCTATGTAGGAACTAAAATCAATAGAACCCATCAGCCACCACCAATTCTTGCAATAATTTGAACTTTTCCGTTTTTGTCAACATCGTCTATAGAGAGAGAAGAAATTACGATTTCTGGCCAGAACTGATTCATGACCGCTCTGGCCTGTAAAATGTTTTGAGGTTCAAATGTTGGGTCAACAATCCCAAAAGTTGGTTCAAGCGGCAACTCCCCTATGTTCGTTTTTACTGCGAAACTCAAAGCTTGAGCCTGATAGTCAATAGAATTATCGTCAAGTTTGACAAAAGAACCATTGACAATGCTGAGTGGGATGCGAAAAGTTGCCATTGTTATATTTTGCCACTTTAACAGGTGAGGTGAATGTAGGAATCAGGCTGGTGGTGGGTGGGCCACATGGCTATTGTACCTTGTTCTCAAGGCTGTGATTTGAGCTTGTAGGGAGCTGATCTGT